AAGAATGATCAGGTCAGCACCCCACACCGACTGATTCCACAGCCCGACATCCCATAGACCGTATTGCGTTGCCACGAACGACAGCGCGCCAAGGTCGGCGTTGGTCTGGAAATCCACGTTCATGCCGATGTTGATGGTCGGCTGACCGTTGCTATATAGCGTCGGGCGAGCGCGGGTGAAATACTTGATGACGCCTCGCGTCTCAAAGTAATTAAACGCCTGCAACGCGCGGGTGTTGATGGCCACTCCATCATCATTGAAGCCGGTTGTGCCAGTTCCTGTCGTCCAAGCCTCGGCAACATAGCCGTTACCGCCGAAATACGGTTTATCGTTGAGCAATGCAAAGCAGTTTGCCGCCCATCCCGTAAATCGACACCAGGCTTTTGTGATGTTGTTCATCACAAATTGCTCTTGGTTGCCCGTGCTAACCGGCACATTGACAATGAGGGCGTTATTCAGCGGGTTGTATAGCAATGCCCAACCAAAACTGGACTTGTACGTTCGTGCCGCGGCTGCAAATGCGCCTTGGATCTTGTCTGATAGCGCCACTTGCGGGTCTAACCGCGAAGATTGCAGCGCCGATGCAAACGGAATCAAACCGTCAAGCGTCAAAATCAGCAAATCGCCGCCATATTTCTGCACACAACGGCGAGAAATAGGAGAGCCAATGATCCAAACACCAATCAACGCCCAGGTAGAGGCGCTTGAGGGATCGGTGCCGCGATAAACAATCACCTCGCCCTGATCGGTGATGAAAACGAGGTTGTCGTCAACGCCATAACCTGCGTCAATCGTCCATGACGCCATCGCAATAAGCGTTCCACCCAAGTGTGCAACCGATGACAGATCAAGGACGTTCGCCACACCGCCTACCGAGGCGGTTGGCAAATACCACGCCTTGAGCGTGTCCTTTTGGATGAACCACATACGGTTTTTGAACAGCGTCGGCTGTATCAAACTCGTCGTGGTCACGCCTGTAATGGCTGGCGTGGATGCGCCGTCAATCGGCGTCCAAGTAGCGCCGTCAAACAGCAGCGGCTTGTCAACACCGTTGGCGGTATACAAATATCCGCCGCCCGACGTTGTGATGTTGGTAAATTCCCAGCGGCTGTTTGACAGGCCCGTAACCTTGGCCGCGCCTACCGCTCCCGCCGTGGTGACCTCAAAAATATTGCCGCCAACGACGGCATACATTTTATCGTTTGTGCCGGCGTTATAAACGAGCAGGCTTTCTACCTGGCCCGTCATGCCGGTGGCGTGTTTTGCATAGCCACCGCGCAGCGACACGCTAGAAACGCCTGGAAATAGGTTATCAAGCGTTACCGCATCGGTCGGCGCCATGTTGGCGAGCGAGTCGCGGGCGTTCCAGCCACCGACAGGCGCCGGTAATGACGCCACGTTGTTGGTGGTGCGCTGGATTAGCCGTCTGCGAACGGGAGACGCCATTATTGGCTGTCCGTGCCGTAGCCGCTATCGGGGATGTTGTCGTAGCCGATCAACACCGTACCCGGTCGCGGTGCAAACGAGAGGTTGGCGGCAGCGGTGTCTTGCGCCACAGCCGTCTCAAACTCCATCAGATAATCGCGGTACAGCGCCGTGGTATCAAAACCCTTGGCCTCAAAATACTTGAGCTTTGTACCCAATACCATCAGGCGATCAGGGTAGATACAAGTATCGTTGTCGTTCGTGAGGCTGTTTTGCGGGGTGCCGTCAGGCGCGTATGCCCAGGCTCTACTGCGATACTCAAAGCCGAGCAGTTCACCGCCGTTCATGCCTGGCCAAATCTGGAAGTACTGACCGAGCAGGCGCCAGCGAATTCGCGGGCCGGTGCTGATGTATCCCGAGAGCAGCCATTGCCATTGCTGTGGCGATTCGGGGCCGAGCATTTCCCATCGCTTGCTCTTGTCCCAATGGGTGCGGTTGACCGACGAGCTGTAGTCTGCCGGCAGCGCGTACTTCACCTTTTGAAAGATGACTTGGCCGCCAACAACCGTCTCGGTCGTCTGGTAGTTCAGCGTGACGCTCGTAGCACCGACAGAGGTGATGTAAGTGGCGTTAGGAATGCCGACCCCTTGCACCTGATAGGTCGTATCTAACCCCGCCGTAGAGGCAAGCCCGGTGATCGTAGCGACACCGTTGACCCAATTTCCCGTCGCGGTCGTCGCTTCGGTGTAAAAGGTGTAAGGGCGCGTCAGCTCTCGCCAATCAGCACGACGGAGCAACTCATACCCGCAGGCGTTCATCAGGGCCAACAACTGCACAACGTCCTGGCTGTTGTTGCCCGCGACCGTGGAGGGGGTCGGGATACCGAGTTCTTGCGTACACTCGGTGATGAGTTGAACCATCGTGCTGCCCATACTATGCCTCCGTTAATTCTTTCGGCGGGCGCCCTCTTTTCGGCTTATCCGCCACCAGGGACGCCATCTGCGCCTGCAATTCAGCCAACTGGCGCTTGGTATCTTCAAGCTCCGCGTTACTCTCAACACGGTTTTTGCGGTTCAAGTATTGGCGCGCTCGCTCACGCAAGCCGACGCCACCCATGCCGATGCGCTGCAACTGGCCATCTGATGCCAGGGCAAGCTGCTCAACCGTCAAAAACTTGAGAATGCTCAATTCCGCGATCTGGTCGCGGTTGATCTCATCAGGAGCGTCTTTCTGCCATTGCGATAGCGGGGTGCCGATCTGCGCCGCAGCGTTCTCGTTCTGGTGCATCTGGAAATACAACCATTGCCGCGGGAAACGCTCACGATGATCGTCGCGCACCGGCTGGTCGATCACGTTCGTCTTGTCGCCAGGCGCTTGAATTCGCACATACGGATTGCCCTTGTTGGGGCCATCCTCGCGCAAATAAAACTCAACGTGCAGCTGGGCGTCGGCGTTGTTGATGTCGCTATCTAATGGCATTGTCCTTGCTCCTGTGGGGATTACAGGTTGTTGACCTGTGTGATGGTACAAATGACCGAGGGAATCGCAGGCCATACACTTGTGGCGCTGGCTGCGAGAATTCTAACGCTTGTGTCATCCGTCGCCCACATCAATTCAACGTAGTGAGTAGGCTCAAGTTGGATGATGAAGTTCCACGCGGCGACGGTACGCGCTGCGGTGCCTTGGATGGCGATAGTGGTGGCTGTATTGGCAACGTTGGTGCCGTTTTTACGCAACCAAATGTAGATATTGCCTGCGCCGCCCGAGGTTTTGTCTAACTGTGCCGAAAACTGCACGTTGTAGACGCCTTGGTTATCCACCACAAGCCGGGAGGACGGTGAACCGATAGACACGCCATTGCTGCTATCGGTAGTGTTAAAAACCATGCCGTAAGCGGTATCAATGGACGCCGCCGTTTGCAGCGTGGTGTCGCTAAACGCACCGTAATGCAGGATCGGCACCGCTCGCCCAAAGCCTTGCAGTTCTTCCCACAGCGTGTTGCTAACGGCAAAGAACAAGGCCGAGCAATCAGGATTGATCGTGCCAAACCCTGCATTGTTGATGCTGCTACCCGTGTCGTATGGGTACACAGTCAGCGGGTTCGCGCTTGTGTTCTTGATGATGATTGTCTCGCCCATCTCGGTCGGCGGCAGTTTAACGCCTGCGCCTGCGCCCACCGTCGTGACGTTGTTGTAGACATAGGTCAGCGTTGTGGCATCACCCGCCGACGTACCGGCTGCGCTCACGCTTGCGTTGCCGTCGCCACAAATGGAGACGGTGGATAGGCCGTTGACGCCCGATCCAAGTACGCGAGAGGGAATCGCCATCAGGCTGCCTTTGCCTGTTCGTGACGCACTCGCATGATCTCGGCAATCAAGCCGGGGCCACGCGCATCCACGTTGATGTCGCCCATCACCTCAAAGAGCTTCTGGAATTCGTTGGCCTGCTGGGCCATTGCCATGTTGCAGTTGAACTTCTTGCCGGTTGGGCCGCCCACATGAACGTCAATGGATGGGCCGGTGAATTCCCCGGTAAAACGCTTCAAGCCATCTGCCCGGTTGCAGCTGTCGTACCCGTACAGCACGAAGTTGCGGAACCCGAGCAGATAACCAATGTTGATGGCACGGAGTCCCGATGTCGTCCCGCCACCCACAGCCAACTTGCCTGGGCCAATCGCCTGCATCTCTGGGCCTTCTGCCCAGGAGTGCCACAGCCATACGTTTTTTCCTTGTAAGTAGTCAAATGTCACGGGCGGGCAACGTGAGGCAACGAGGTACACGGTACGATCGTTAGCCTTCTGGATGCCGCTAGTGCGGTCACGCGGGTCAAGGTTGACCCACATATCAGGCTGGATGCCGTTCTCGCACAGGAAGTCATGCGCTGCCTTGATCGCCACGATGGGCCGACCGGCTTTGCGGTGCGCTCTGATTTCCTCTACAAAATCAGGCATAGACCACCCACTCGCCACGCACACGAATGTTCCATCGTGCTTAATGGGAGTGGGGGTCAGTTCTGGTAGACCACGGCCAAGCGCCGAGCGAATGTTGGAGCAAAGCTCCTCCGCTGTACCCGCCGCCTGTACCGTGATCTCCAGAGGTTGCATCGTTAGAACCCGACAACGCCCGTGGCGATGTGCGGATAGCCCGCGATGCAGGTGACCGCAGAGGCCGAAGCCGCCGAGGTCGTGGCCACAAGGCCCGCCACCAAGCCACCCGTCACCGTAGCGCTCTCCTTTT